GCTGTATCAGCTGTAGTCTTCGCTGTATTAGCTATGGAGATAGCTGAGTTATAACCACCTGAGCCGTCTGATTCTCTTGAGTTATTTAAAGCTAAAGTCGCATTATCGTCGGCATCATCAGCTGTAGAGACAGCAGCTTCAGCTTGAGTTACAGCGTAACCAACACCTTTAGGATCAGTTGAAGCATTATTGTTATTACCAGCTAATGTCCAAGTATTACCACCATCTGATGTTGTAGCTACAAGTCTATCTGTAGCTAGTTTTGCAGTATCTGATTTAGTTTCAGCATCATTGGCTGTATTTACAGCAGTCGTAGACTTATCTATCGCTGAGGTGTAAGTACCATCACCATCATGTTCTCTAGAGTTAGATAGGGCTAACGCTGAGTCATCCCTAACTTCCTGGGTTACATATAGGTTTTGGGTGAAGTTATCATTTAGATCTTGTGACTTAATTGCTGACCCTGCATAGAAGGTAGCAGCTAAGGTTGTATCCGCTGTCTCACGATAGATGCGAATAAAGGATCCGTTGGCAGGTGCGGTATTAAATTTGACGGTAGTAGCATTATGGAATGTCCAATCTGCTGGATTGGTTTTTGCTACACCAGCGACTGTCACTTTGACATCGCTCTGTTTTAAATATTCAAATGTAAATGAACGATTGGTTCCATCACCACTCGCTTGGGTAAACGTATTTTCAGTTACTGCCATTGTATGTTTGTGTTATTTCTTAGGTGGGTTTGCGTACTCTAAGAATTCTGTCCATCTGTTCCACTTAAATTTTTCTTTTTCTGCTTTTATAATTTCGTTATGAGCTTCTACATTACCTTTTTTTAAAGCATCTTTAGCTCCAATTCTATATCTAAATAGTTCTTTATATAAAGGATGCTCTATTTTAAAAGCTTGTACTGCTTGTTTTTTAGCTTTTGTTAGTTCAGCATTTAATTGTTTAAATATAGGTAGATCTTCTTTTTTAGCTGTTGTACCATGAGTCCTTACTCTTTCATTTCTAAACGCTTGTACTTGTTCTTTCCATATTTTAGAACTCATTATCATTTTAACATTTTTTGTAAAATTAGTGTTTTCTCGAATGAATTGAGCAATCCATTGTCTTTCAGGAACAGTTAAGGTTAAAGTACCACCAGCTGCAAGATCAACATCTGAAGCTTGTATTGTTTCTAATACTGTATTAGGAGACCAACCTATATCATAAAGTTCATCAGTCCAGCCATCTGTAGTATGGATGCCGTGGCCTGTTAAAGCTTCAGCCCATCTTCCTACAGGGTTAGCTATATGACCAGCACCTTCTTCGTCTGGTTTAAATATAGACTGATAAGAAGGAACTGTTGATTTTAGTACAGGAATTTTAGAATGTAATATTTTACTTAACTCATTATTTAAGTCTTTAAATGCTCCATCAGTACCATTAGCTATCATTGTAGCTGCTCCAGGGATGGCTACAGAACGAATCTCATTAGCTGCCCATCTGGTTACACCAGACGAATCTCCATCAGTAGCTATAGCTATTAAAGGTTCTAAACCTCCAGCACCTATATTATCACCAAGCCATTCATTAGCTAATATAAAAGCTGCTTGATCTACTAAGTGTCCAACTGTTGTATCGTCTAATTGTTTAGAAGCATCTGATAAATTAGCATAAAAACTTAAAATAGGATCAATACCTTCAATACCTTTAAATGGTACACGAACCTTAGTTCCAGGTATTGTTACGTTTTTTTGACGTACATTGAAGTTTAATAAATCATTCTTACGTTGTTTATGACTTTTTTTACCTAAACCTCTAGCTTCTAAACCAGTTATTTCTGGATTATCAAATGCTTTATTAAGAATAAAACCTCCTCCAGCCATAGCAAGGAGTGATCCAGATAACATTGATGTAAATGTATGTCTAGCTTGATAATCTTCTTTAAGATATTTATAGAAATTTAAAGCATCAGTTCTACCGAATGTATCAATATCGTCAATACCATGTAATCTTAATGCCTCTTTGATTTTTTCAAGATCATCTCCAGCAGTTAAAACTTTAGTATATCTGTTTATATTTGGTAGTTTATCTAAAAATGGTATATAAGAAGTTTTCCTAACTATAGCATTAATAGTAGTTCGGGGGAACATTGCTAAACCAAAAGCAGCTGGTACTTTATTAGTAGCTTTAGTTACAACATCAGCCCATTCATGGTCAAGGTTTAGATTGATTTCACCAGCAAAGTACTTAACAGCATCATCTTTTACAAAACCTTCTGCATCAAAGAAATTAGCATAATGTTTCTTTTCTGCTTCTAATAAGGCATCAACAGGTTCATTGAATGTTCCTTTTTTAATATGTCCTTGTGCTGTTACATTTCTGTTTTTCTTAAGATCGTAAGCAGTAAAAGGCCATCCATACTTATTTCCTATTTCTTCATAAGCTTTAGCTCTAGACCAATAATGAGCCATCATTGTATTAACATAAGAGTCAACACCTGTCATAGCTGTTAAAGGTAATTTCATATAAGGATGGCTGGCTAAATTATGTAAATTCATCACCATATTATATTGAAATTCCTTACCTTTCTGTCCTTCTCTTGCCCATTTTTTAGAAGCATTTTTTACAAAATCTAGCTGCTTATCTTGTTTAACTACATAATCTTTTCTGTATGCTTTTAACATGGCTTTAGGATCATTATGAACCTTTTTCATCATACGCCATGCATCTTTTAAAGCATGTCTATTAGTTTCAAGAACAGCACCGTATAAATAAGCTTGTTTTCTTAGGTTATTTATATCACCAGTTTTTAGTGTATCTAAACCTGCGTGCATAAAAGCTCTTATCGGTCTTAATACTAGAGAAGTTGCACTACCTCTAGCAGCATTTATAGAAGCTTTACCTGATAATACCATATTTAATCTATGGGATTTAACAGCAGCTGCAAAAATGTTTAATTGATTTTTTGTAGCTTTACTACTATATAGTAAACCTCTAGGACGTAAGTATTTCCAAGCTAAGTCATAAGCACCCATTATAGTAGTAACATCACCATCGCTAACAGCAAAGGCATCTACAAATGTTTCAAGAACATCTGGCCCTTCTAACGCAGCTTCTTCAACTACTTTTCTATAAGCTATTGCTTTTTCTATTTGTTCTTTTTCTATGGCCTTAAGGTCAGAAAGTAAATTCTCTGATATTTCTTTACCCTCTGGTCCTATTTCTATAGCTCTTCTCCACTTCTCTTTATTCTTAAGCATCCAACTAGATGAAGCTTTATTAATACCGTATTCGGTCATTAAAAACTCTATCTTATCAAGAATAAGCTCCATAGCTTTATCATCACTTAAATGCTCTGGAAGTTCTCTTGCAGTCTGAGCTACATTAGTAATATCCTTACCTAATGTATCCATTACCCTAGCTGATTGTTTAACAACATTATGTCCAACAAACTTATTGACTAAATCTTTTAATGCATGGAATTGAGCATCAGCATCAATTTCTACTTTAGCTAATGCTGGTAATAAAGTTCTTTGTCTTGTTTCAAAACCTTCAAATAACGCTCTAAATTCATCGTTATTTTGAAAGAGTTTCTTAACTTCACTTACAGAACCTGCATGGATAATGTTATTGTATATACCAAATGCAGCTTCACTCATTTGATCTGACGTATATTCTAATCCATTTTTCAATCCTTTCCAATCACCCATCCTTTCAACTTCACTGGCTAATCCAACGACTGCATTTCTAGAAGTTTTATCTGTAATGTTCCAGCCTTTAGTTAGCATGTTATCAGTAATGATAGTAACATTATCTCCATCAGTATGTCTATAATAGTTACTTGTACTGTCAATCATGTTTTCAGCTACATTTCCAGGAGTAACTGTGTTGATACCCTTTGGATTTTCTAATCCAAAATTAGGAGTGATATCTGCATCGTATCCATAATAACCATAAGGATCAGCATTTAACTTTTCTAAAGCTGCTTCTTCAATTTGTGCTTGTCTTGATGCTTCTCTTGCTTTTAAATGTTCTTCAAAAGCAGCACCACCACTAGCTTTAGATTTACCAGTTGTTTGTATTTCAGTTATTATACCTTTTTTAGAATTTCTAAGTTGAGTAATAACTTCTTCTATTTTCTTTAAATCTTTATTTACTAAGAATCTTTGTCGTTTACTCAGACTATTATCAACCTTACTTACTGCTAAAGATTCTAATAACTCAGCTTTTCTAATTTGTAGATTAGTTAACTGATCATCGACTTTAGAAATAGATTCAACTAGATTAGTATCAGCATGTTTAAGTATTTCATTTTGTTTAAATACTTTAGCAAGGGGAGATTTAGCTTGAAACCATTGCATTGCTGGTTTACCGTACTGAAGACCAAAAGCTATACCATCAGTTATAAAAGCAAGTCCAGCATTTTCATTTCTATGAGCCTCTCTAAGCTCTTCAGGAGACATGTCTGGGCTTGTTTTATGCTTTTCTGGAATAGATAATCTTCCTCCAAAACGTGACGCATCTGGTCCAAACCAATTAGGGAATGTTTCAGATAACTGATAAGCAGAGTTCATCTGACCTTCATTAACGTCAGAGTAATAGCCTAATCCACCATCTAGTGTTGCATTTAAACCAATTCTTGAACCCCATTTAGCTACAAATGGTAATGATTTAGTTCTAGCATCTATCATACCATAGCCTCTTAAAGAAGGTGCTACGATTGACCAAACATTTCTAGCTCCTTTTACTCTAGAACCTTCAGATGCTGTGACATCATCATAGAAACTATCTATAGTATTACCAACCTCACCCATATGACCTACTAAATCCATAACGGTGTCAGGGAAAGTTCCTAAGACTAAACCCATGTTTACATCAGCTTCACTGCCAAATATACCATGAGCTATATTTCTGTAAACTCCTCTGACTTTTTTTATAGCAGGTCGTAAGGATTCATCAGATTTAAGAAGTTCTTGTTCAAAATCTTCATCTTTAGTAAATGCGTTTGCACTCCACGGTCCTTTAAGTTCTGGTTTTTTTTTAACTGGTTCTTTCGTTTCAATCGGTGCTGTTTGTTGTTCAGGCACTACATTTTCTTCTTCGTTCATTCAGCACCTCCTGGCTCAAGTAAGAATAAATAATGTGGTTCATCAGGATTGTTTCCAGGTAAACGTATAGTTACTTTAGTGTTACCACCTTCTACTATACGACGGTTTATCTCTCTAGCTCCTCCTCTCCAGCCTCCTGTCGGTCTGGTGTATTTTGTAAGAATAGCTTGACCAGCTGGAAAAGTATTTAATGTTTCTCTAGTTAAAAACTTTTCAACAGGTGTGTTGTTACCGAAATCGTAAGCACTAAGGTTCCAACGTGTTGTTTGACTCATTGCTGCTGGATTTCTAGGGTTTGTAGCAGCTGCTCTGACTTTAACAAAATCCTGTACATTATTAATGTCTTTAGCAAAGTTAGTAAGTTTATAGTTACCAATCTTTTTAACATCTAATACAGCTTTTTCTGTTAAACTTGGTTCAAATAGATTTGTTTCTGGAAGTCCTAACAATTTAACTTGTTGATTAGCTAACTCACTTAAAGGGATATCAGCATGTTTAGCTATAGCTTTAAAATCTTCACTAGGTTTCCAAGCATATCCATCATTAGCTTCTTCAATAGCTTTTCTTAATTCATTACGAGTAATGACTTGATTAGTTTTAAGCCACTCTTTACCGTTGTTAGTTATGTTAGCTTTTGTAGATTCTGTTGGATAAGGTATGCCGTAATCAGGATCATCTGTATCAAAATAAATAAAATTATTGTCTGCTGTAGCTACATCACCTTTTTCCTTCAATACGTTTTCAGCTGTTCTTCGTCTCCACTTACCTTCACCCTTTGTAACTAAATCATTTACAGTCTTAACAGCCTCTTTATATGCCTCACGATAACCCATACTTTTATCAGTTACATTAAATCTATATTCAGCAATAACATCATTTCGGTAAGTTTGCCAAGCTAGATTATTTGTAGCTGAGTAATTATTAGTTATACTAATTTCTTTACCTAATGTGTCCTTAATTATAAACTGTATAGCGTTAGTTTTAAGATCACCACTGGTAATACCAACTTTATTTAAAAGAGCGTCATTTTGGACGTAAGCATTTTTAAATTCTTCGTCTTGCTGAAGTACTGTAGGTAATGAATTATAATCATCTTCATAAAAATCACCTTCTATTACTTGAACTCGTGCATGAGATCTTCTATCCTCTATTGCAGTATTTGCATCATTACCAACTGTTATTTCTGTTAACTTAGCTATAGTGTTTTTATCGCCACCAGATGCTTCGACTTCTCTATAAATTTTTGCTAAAGCTTTTGGATCACCTCCTGATTCTGTTAGTATTGCTTTCTTACCTGCTTGAAGTAAATCATTTTGATGGATTTTTTCTAAATCTGCATCTCTTTTACGATCCTTATCTTTGTTAGTTACCCATTCATTCCAAAGATCACCTACACCAGCTTCACCGTATAACTGTCTTATACTTATAGATGGGTTAGTAATGTTACCATCAGCATCTGTATTAGGTAAGGTTTTAAGTTCAAGGAACGCATCAAACTCGGCTCTGTTTTTAATATGCCTTGGGTTAGTTGCAATTACACCTAATTGCTCTTTCATACCAAGATTACCATAAGCCTTACCCTTTTCATCGTAAGAGTTCTTTACCGCTAATGAGACCAAATCTAACCATGTTTGGCTATCTTCAGTATTCTTACCGTTAAGTTCCCAGTTTTGTAAGGCTTCATTAATATTCTCTTGACCTAACCTATAATTTTCAGCTATTCTAACTTCTGTTAATTTTTCATCATTAAACTGATTAAGTCTTTTATTAAAATCTACTAAAAGCTTTGCATGTTTATGTATTCCTAACTCTTTAGCAAACATAAAACGAGCTTTATGTGCAATTTTCTTAACGTCTGCATAAGAAGTTGCACCACTTTGAGCTATAGCACTTTCTAAATAATCATCATAATTCTCTACATTCATGTCTCGGATAGCTCTAGCTATTCCTATTTTCTTGACAGGTGCAGTTAATGTAGCTAATTGTGTAACAGTCGTTGCGTCTTCACCTAATGCTTGTGCTTGACTAGCAATTGTAGCATTGTTAAGGAGCATCTTTTTCCAGACTGCTTCACCTAACATTGATTCAGTTTTATATAAGTCAGGATTATCAGCAGCTGTGTTGTAATCTTCTGCTTCAATTTGCTTTTGTCTATGCTCAGCGAAAGCCCCTAAAGTTTCAACTGCTGTTTCACTGAAATTTTGCCAAACCTCTGCTTCTTTTTCAATATTTTTTATTTCAATTTCAGCATTCTGTCTAGTACGTTGTGCATTCTTTTGAATAGCACTTAACCTCTGTTGATATGCTTTATCTTCTAAGCGTTGGTTTGCTTCTCTGTTAGCATCTTCTAAATTAAATTTCCTTCTTAATCCTTGGATTAAATCATCATCACGTTTTACTGTTTGGTCCCTTACAGTTTTCATGTTACGTATAACCTTTTCGTCAGCAACCAATTGTTGATTCAATGCTTCCTGACCAGCTTTAATAGGACGAAACCCACGTGATGTGCCGTAGCTTTTGTATGCCATTGTTATTTAGTTAGTTTTGTTAATCCTCACCCCATCCTTGTTTTAAACCTATCTTAGCTACTGATCCAATAGCTGAACTAGCAACACTTAACCAAGATCCTCCTACGGCTTTAGCTCCTTTAATAGGTGCTACTCCAAAGTCATAATCTTCTAGCGGTCTAGGTGGTTGAAACTCAGCTACAGGTGTAGGTAATGGTTTAACTGGATCTGGTACAAGTCCAGGTTTGATCATCTTATTAGCAAATGCTGCTAAATCTGCTCCATACTTATCTCTAGATATAGATTTTAAAGCCATATAAGTACTTCTATTAGCACTGAATAAAGACTCAGATAACTGAGCTTCATTTCTACCTTTAGCTGCTAGAAGTGCTTGTGCTTGTTTAGAAGCAGAACCACCAGCTTGAGAAGTAGCAGCTAGCTCTCCATGTGCTTCTATAGATTTTACAATGGAATCTGTATTCTGAAATGCTATTTCTTGATTTATCTCTTGTTGTTTAATTAATGCTTCTTCTGCTGCATCAGCTGCAGCCATTTGATTGAAGTTTAATTGTTGTCCATATAGATATTCAGATTTAGCAAATGCTTTTTTATTAGCTTCATTCTGTGCTTTAACAATTTTAAGGTCGTAATTATAACGCCTTAAATTCATTGCATCAGTATAATCAGCTATCTTTTGCTCATTTTTTTTTCTTAATTCATAGGTATCGTAAGCAAACTCCCAATCAGCAGCAAGCTTTTCTTTACCCATTTCCCACATTTCAGTATCGTACTCGAACTGACGTTGGACATATTCGTTTTGTTGTTTAGCTGCTTTATCTGCACTTCTTTTTGAACTAAAAGCTCCAAAAATAGCAGCACCAGCTTGTATCGCACCCCAAGGTACAGACATATCTTAAGTCCTCCTATAAAATCTCGGTGAGTAGTTTCCTTCCCACATCATCGAGTTGAGAGAGACGGGAAATGGTGAGTCAGTAAAGACTCGTAATGTGAAGTTCTTACTTCTTTGGTGTATTGGTAATGTAAATACTGTTGATTCATTTAATGGTACGTCATCAGCTAAGTATGTGTTAGCTGAAGTAACAGGTTGTAATTGATACCACTCGTCTAGATAGATAAGTATTTTATCACCTGTAGCTGGAGCTGTGTTAAAACTAATTTCTGTATCACTATTAAATGAATAATCAGTCTCTACTGTTTTTAGTACATTATTTACTTTGACTTTAACCTGATCCTTATCTACATAATCCAAGTCACCTACGTTCCAATTAAAGTTAGTAGTTGAATTATCACCTGTATATTCTCGTTTACCTGCAAATCTACCAGTAGCATTGAGTTTAAAACCTAATACACCTGATAAACCTACATCAAACTTCAATCTAGATACTGTTAAACTAGCTGTAAAGTCTTTATATTTACCTTCTTGATCAATTTGATAATATACTTGTGGTAATGTCATATCAAAGTTATAAGCATAACCAACATAAACATTACTTGCAATGCTTGTAAGATTCTGTCCAGGAACTTTAAAATATGTACCTACACTATCTGTTCCTGTCTCTGGAGTAATGGTAAAACCTGAATTATTAAATGTACCAGCTGCTGTTGTACCAGATACAATAAGTACATTTTTCTCATCAGTTAAATTAGCATAAGGTAAATAACACTTAGATCTATCTTCTGCATCAACAGTTGCTGTAGCTGTTGCACCGTTACCTCCTCCACCAGAGAAAGTAATTGTTGGTGCAGATTCATAACCAACACCTACATTAGTCATTGTTATACCAGTAACAGCACCACCTGAAATAGTAGCTGTACCAGTTGCAGTTGTACCTGAAAAAGGTGCTGTAAATGTTACTGTTGGTGCTGATGAATAACCAGAACCACCTGATGTAATAGTAGTTGATTCAACATTTCTATATCTAACTTCTGATGCTTGTGTATATAAGTCCATACATGGGTTAATCTTTTGACCCTGTGCATTTGTTATTATAGCTACTTCTGGACTTTGAGTTAGGTTTGCTTTAGCAATAGTGTATTGATTGCCTTGCTTAGTAACAACATACATATCATCCTGATCTAAAGCCATACTCTGAACAGTACCAGGAAGAGTCCATTTAAACCAAGACTCCATCAACATTTCCTTACCGTCTGAGTAAGTCCTGTAAAAATAGATCTCATTACTATCCTGTGCAGACATAGCAATGAACTCATTCTGGATACTGGCTACTAAGGTATCTACATCTATTGTTATCCACTCATTAACTACACGACCTATATCAAGAATATCTGGGTTCTCCCCTAAACCTCTAGGTTGCATAGCAAAAACTCTTACAAAGTTAGGTGTCTTACTAATGAAGTTAAAATGAGTACCAATATCTATTGGATCAACTGTATCGCTCATCTCCATATTGGAGACTGGTCTGATCTTTGTAGTCTGAGGTGTTAAAGGGCCATCATCTGCATAGATAACAAACTGTTGACTTTTACTAAATAGTAGTAAACCCTGTCTAGCTGGTTTAACAGCATGGAGTTTAGTTGGTCTAGTTGATGCACAGTTAACATCTATAGGATCACCAGGAGTATGTGTTCTAGCTGATACTGCATATAACTCATAAGGTTCTTTAGCTCTGCTGAGAATGACATTATCTTCAGATAAAAAACCAAGTCTATCATCATGGAAGAAAGTTTTTTTGATTGTTTTTCCTACAAAGCTAGGGTGTGCATTTGTAAGACTATCACCTACAAGCCTATCACCCCAAGGAATTTCTTCAAGTACAAAAGTATTAGTACCTGTATTCCTTAATCTGTGAGGCATTGTAGATTTGGTCAAACCTGGAGATTGGTTATGACCTATACCTTCTTTCCAATAACCTGAACCAGCTGAACCATTATCTGCTACAAACTTAGCATAGTAGTTATCTTCATCATATAGAGGTGAGTTAACTATAGTTACTACATGGTTATGGAATGAGTTAGGAGGTAGCCAAGATTCGTTACTAGCCCAGTCTTGGAAGACTGTAATTCTCTCGTTATCTGTACCACCCTTAGCCTCTAAGGTAAATGGTGTTCTAGTAGCTACACCATTTTGAGTAGTTACATAATCTATCTGTAGAGATGTACCGTATTTTTCAACATCTAAACCTGTTATATTCTTAGATTCAATATCTGACTTTAAACCATTTAATACAGCGTCGAAATCGTCACTAGACTGAGAGGAATAGGTACATTCTTGTATGCTTCCTTTCTCAGCAACAATCGCATCACCTCCCAATTTGATCTCAAAATCAGTACTCTGTATAGTTGATTCTAATTGTCCAAGTAAACTAAGTAATACTGTTCCTCTACTTTGAGCTACAAAGTCTGTAGCTTCAGCTCTTGCTGTTACTGTTTTTTCATCATTACAAATAATGGTTGCATCCTGAACAGTTAATACGTCATAATTAGTCTTAGAAGTTCCACTTAAATATGCATGTGCTGAACCATTAGTTATCGTACATGCAGCTCCTGTGTCTGCATTCCATACATATAAACTTCCATTTGTACCATCTACTTTAGGTGTGATACATCCTATATATCTGGTACTTGTATCTCTATTAATGTAGAACCATTTAGCATTATCTAGCTGAGTTCCACTAAAGTCAGTACCACTTGTATTCTTTAATTTAGATATAAACTTAAATCCAGGTCTCTTAGTCATACCTAATGTCACATCAGGTAAACCATTAATACATTCTTTTACCTGACCTGGAAGTTTTTTACTATCTGCCTGTTTAGATACCCCACTTAAAAAATTAGGTACCCTCTGTGTGACTGCTGCCATTATCTCTTAAGTGCATGGTAAGGTTGATAACCGACATAAGGGTGTGCTCCGTCAGGTTTTCCAAAGAATGAATAATCACCTTGGGTTGTTTCATATTCAAGAGCCATAGCTCTCATGTATGCCTCCTTTTGTTGGAGGATTTGGTATTGATCAGTATCTCCTACTATTCGACTAGAGGTAATGGTAGATGCTCTAGCTGTTATGTAGTCCTGTATTGGTGTTGGTAAATCTACCCAATCAAATAGCCAAACAATATCGCATTCTACATCTCCATTTGTCCACTGATCAGTATGGTTCTGCTTATCGTATAGTTTGCCATTCTTTTGTATTACGTTCTTATCACCTGCATTAGCTTCAGTGAGATCTATCTGTAATACGTTGTTTGGTATGAGTATCTCATTATTATCATCAGGTGTCATGTCATAATGGTCTTCCTTATTAAAGGTCCATCCTTCACTTTGAACTTCTCTACTAACTTCTAAAAGTGTTTGATAAGCAATCGCAACGTCTGGGTTGGTTTCATCCAA